CGCCAACTCTGACAATTTCTTGTCGAGTTCAACGCCCTTCGCGATAAAGCCCGCGTCAATAACCCGACCAGCGGATTGCGCCTCATCGCCGAGCCGCTTCATTTCCGTCCCGTTGTTCCGCAGGAGCGGCAGCAGGGCCGTGGCGTCAGAGGCAAGCGCCTCCATGTAGAAAGTCATTTGCTGCTGCGACACGCCCGCTTTTTCAAGCGAAGAAACGTATAGCTGCAAAGCCTCTGGGCCAGACAATCGCGCGAATTGCTCTGCTGTCACCCCAACAGCGGGCGCGATGTTTTCGAAGAAATCAGCAAGCGGTCCAGCGCCTGTTGACATGAAGTCGCCGAATTTGTCGTTTACGTCTTTGAAAATATCGGCCATTTTCTCTTGCGAGAAATTGACAGATCGCCCCGCCTCGGCAAGCCGCTGGAATTCAGTTGTCCCGACACCAGCCAGATCAGAAAGTATCTTGATCTCTTTGGCAGCGCCGCCTGCCGCCTTGCCCGCAGCCGCAATCGCACCAGCAGCGGCGAAACCAGACGCGGCGAGGCGAACGCTGAATTTACCAATCGCCATGCCGATCTTCGCAATGTCGCGGGATGTTTTTTGGGTCTCATCGCGGGCGTCAGCCATGCTTTTTTTGAATTCGGCGGTATCTGCGCCGATTCTAACGATGATTGATGGTAATGCCATTTCTATGCAGCCTTTTTCTCGTCAGCCTTGGCCCGTCTGACCATCTGCCGCACGTCTGCCATATCCTTGCCACGGCTTCGCTCGCGCTCTGGCATTTTGGCGTCTATCACCCACCACACCTGACCAGGAGGCATGGCCCAAAATTCAGTGGGTGAAACCCAATCATTAGCAACAAAAATGTGGTGAAGCGTTTTGACTAAGCCGCCGCTTTCTTCTTTTTTGCAGGCTTCAAAGGCTCTGCATCGCTGTCGCCGCTTGAGAGCATGTGCCCGATTGGCGGGGCAATGATTGAGATCAGCCCGACGATGGCGCTTTGAATTAGGATTGCCGTCTCGCCCTTTGCGTTGGCCATCCCTGACATGATAGTAAGATAAACCTCATCGTCTGACACATCTGCCCCGGCATAGCGCAGCGCAGCCCCGTACGCGCGCGCAAGGGTCGAATAGCTAGGACCGGACCCACGGCAAAGAACCTCAAGCGCCTGGCGCCCTGACGCGCCTGCGAACACGTCCTCAATGGTCGCAATCAGCAGCAGTTGCTTATTCGCCGGGACGACATATTCCTTGCCATCCCAGCCCAAAGTCACGTCTTCAAAACCCTTCATGATCGCCCCTTATGCTGCTGTGTAGGTCCACGTGCCGTTAGATGTGAACGATCCGGAGAAAGTTTGTGCGTCCTCGTATGCGCCCGTCTCTGAATATCCGGACAAGACAAAGCTACCGCTGATTTCGTCCCCGTCTGGGAATTCGAATGTGATATCCGTCAAGAAGCTGTTCGATGCAGTTGTGGACATGGCGATATCGCGCAGCACGTTGTCCTCTTCGTAGCCCTCGATTGACAACTCCAAAGAGCGCCCGGTGAGAATGCCCGCTAGGTGCGTGACAAAACCGGAGTCACTTTGATCCTGAACGTCGATTGGTGAGCCGTTGACAGTAATCGAAACGGTGCGCCCGCCAGCGATTGTCACCGCATTCTTTTTGATGAGGCACAAGCGGCCCGTAAGTTTTGCCATGATAAAGCCCTTTCAGTGGCCGTTGTGGTGGTTAAATTATGCGGATTCGTCCAATGTAATCCGCCATTGAGACACAAAGCGACGCGTGTCGCCCCCGTCGTCCCAACCTGTGTTGACCAGATTCAGCTTGGTATCGACCCAAGTGGCCCCGGTGACTGTCAGTTCGTACCATTCAAGCGCCTCGCGGGTCGCTGCCCAGAGGTCTAGGGTGGCGTCCTCTGCACTGGCTGATGCCGTTGCGCGGGCGTACCCGTCGATCTGCACGACAAATTCCCCGCCGCGCGCTTGGTTGGTGTTCCATGCCGATTCCGCCGCCTGAACAATGGCGACATATGGGAACGGGGAAAGGCTTTCGCCCTGCGCGTTCTGCGGTGCCTTGGGCGACCATACCGGGACGCTCAACTGCGCATCCAGCCGCGTGTATAGCGCCTGCCGAAGTGCCTTGTACGTTGGTGCTGCCATTAGAGCGCCCCACGAATTGCGGCCTCAAGGCGGGCCTTGTGTCGGGGGCGCATCGCTTCGACTGCTGGAGTGAAATATGGGCGCGGCTCAAGGTTGCGCGATGGCACGCCAAATTCAAGCGCCGCCGCATAGACTAGATTACTGCCGACCGTTGCGGTGAATTTGTCAACCGCGTCAAAATCTATGCTGCCTGCAAGCCGTCCGGTGTCGGTTGCTGGGGCCTCGTCGGGCGCGGATGCTTGGTGCGTTCTTGTCGGGTTTGTTTTCTCGTAAATAATACCCGTAGCAGGTTCGCGAATTACCCGCTGCTTTACGTCGCCTTGAAGGCCAAGAGCCGATGCTGTGACCGCCCTAGCGACACCTTCAAGCACATCCGCAGTTGCGTGGCGCATGGCCTCGATCAGTTCGCGGTCGCCTGTGATTTCAAAATCCGTCATAGCGCCACCCCGACATCTGCCGTGATTTCTAGCCAGCGATCCGCAAGATCCACGTTATTGACAAACCGGATGTTGTACGCCCGCGACCTGATCACCACGCGGTCAACCTCTGTCAGCCCGTCATAATACCGCGTCACGATTTTATGCGTGGACGTTGCTGCCGAGCGTTGCGACTGCCACCGCTCGCTGCCGCTCATCGCCGAAACCATCGCGCGGGTAGGTGCGCCCGTAATTTCCGCCCACGTCTCTGTGAAGCCCCCTGCGCCGTCGCTGGCGCGTGTCATGCGCTCGAAGGTGACTGGCTCGCGGAGTTGGCCCGCGCTGTACTTGCAACAGGTCATTACCATTCTTCCCTAAGCCGAAAACCCGCGTAGCATGTTTGCGCGCCCGTCACTGAGCGCACGCACAATACGACATTTGCGTTTTCAGGTATGTCTACGTCGAGAGTGGCCAGTAATGCGCCGCCTTCTTTTGCCGCCGCGACGATGTCACCAGAGTAAACCACATTGCCCCCAGAAACAGCCGTGGCCGTCCGGTTGACCTCAACGGCCGTATCTGTCGCAACATAGTCTGTTGGCGTGACCCAAGAGCCGCCAGTTAAAGTCGTCCCAATTCTAATTTCCGTTATTACAGGTTGATTTCCTGAATTGATAATTGAATAGCCGTCGAGTTTAATCGACCGATTTCTAAACCCGTCTTTGAAACGGAAGGCTATAGCAGGAATGACTGACGTTGACACGCTCAGGCTTGACCGCGTGTCTCCGGTATATCTGAATTTTGGCTTGTAATTACCGATGATAGAATACTGACGCCCCCCTACATAGAAGGTAAGGTCAGAGGCTGTGGCATTGTTTTCAACATCAGCAAAAACTTGCAGGCTTGGATTGTTGAGCGAGGTAACAGAAAACGTGCCGATTGTCATAACATGCACGGGAATCGGCCGCTGCTTTGCGTCGCTAACCGTACCAATGACGCTAAACCTTATCTCCCCGTAGCCGTACCAAGTATAGTTGATCTGATAAATGTTGCCTTTTGAGGGGTCGAGTGTGTACCCGCTCGGTCCGGTGCCATCTAAGGGGTCAAGGTTCCAGTCGGCTTGCGCTATCACATCAACTTCAGTGCCGCCTTTCTCTCGAACTACGGATAGCCCGCTTGCGTCATATTTGAAGTAAATACCATTGTTTCTATCTTGAGTATGTCCGCCCCAAGTTATCCTTTGTTCCCCTGTTGGTGCCGTAGGAAGTCGAACGCCGAGGCCAAATTCCGCCGAATATCCGGGGATATATCTGGCGATTTCAGCGCTTAATATAGCGGCTCTGCTGCTGGCCGTTGCCCCTGTGGACAACTCTATTTCGCCAGAAGTAATGCTGCCGTTTACATCGTCCTTGGAAGCGCTGCCTGTCAGTTCCACAATATCGCGCAGGGCAGAGGTACCATAAGCGCTGTTGAGTTCTATGATCGGCGTCCGACCTGCCGTCAGCACCTCGCCAAACTGCGTCGCCCCTTCGTGCTGGAAGCGCAGCGCGCGAGTTGATTTTACGTAGGCCTCTTGGATAACATTTCGCTCAATAATCTTGCTCATGCGCGCACACCTCGAATGAGCCCGCTGCCCTTGACCCAAAGGCGCTGCACGTCCACGTCCATACCTGTTACCACGAAATCCCAGCTTTCCGGCCAAGTCGCGATTGGGATGCCAGTCACACCAACGGGCGTTGCCGCTGTTTCCGACATGTAGAAAGAGGCAGCAGCACTAGCTGTCTCAAGGTCGAACGCCACGTAACTGTAACCGAAAGCGATTTCAGTCCATGCGTCCGGATCAAGCTGAACCTCGAAAGTAATCACAGCCGCGCCACCATGTACGCGCTTAAAAGTGTTTTTGCGCTGGTGGCCTCTGCCGCCTCATTGCAATCGCCTCGGTTAGTATAGAGCCAAGCCGCCATCCGCTTGATCGCCGCCCGGAGCGCCGCAGGAGCGTCTGTCGCTGCATCCCCATAGCCAGCGGTGTAGTCGATCTGGATGGCATTGCTTGCGCGCAGAGCAACAGGCCATGACGCGCCGCGCTGTAGCGTGATGCGCCCCGGCTTGCGGTATGTGTCCACGTCGAATGTGCTGGCGATAGTGACCGCCGTGCTGTTGCTGTCCTCGTCATAGACGGTCACGGTGTCGACCGTCTGCAATGGGAAGCGGGGCAGATCCACGTCAGCCCATCCAGCAGCGCCATAAAGTTCAGAGATCGACCCCTGCCTAACGCCGTCCCACCACGGTTCTGCGTGGCTGGGCCAGCGATCTAGCGCCAGCTTCCACGACTGCGTGATGATTGCCAGCCCCGTCATTTCCTCGACCCACTCGCGCGCCTCTGCGATAAAGCCATTGGCCTCTGCATCAGGCAAGCCCGTGGCCGTCTCGTTGAGTAGCGTCCGCAATTCGTCGGCGGTTACAGGCTCAACAGCCGGGGCAGATGTCTGGACATGGCCGCGATACTGATAGAGCGACATGGGCGAGCGTAGGGCCATTAGATTTCAGCCTTTCCCCGAGGACGCCCGCGCTTTTTCGGCGGGGCCTTGGTTTCCAGATCCGGTGCTTTGCCGATGGTGTCGCGCGGGTCATACGCCTGCGCCGCGCCTGCCTCGATTGCCCACATCGCCACCCGGCCCTCGACTGCTGCGCCGAGAGGGTAGGTGATGACGGTGTGCCCGTCTGGCGCGCACTTGAAGCCGTCTGCGTGGGTGATTTTAGCCTGCATTCGTTTATCCCCTGTGCTTTGTGACGGGCCACCGCAGCGGCCCGCTTCGAAACTCAGGTGCGAGCAACAGCCGTGCCGACGAACGTAGTCGGCGCGCGGTGCGGCTTGTTCAGAACAGCCATGATGGAAATGTCAGCATCAGAGCCAGTGGTGCCCGTAACAGAGATGCCCACATATCGCTTTGAACCTTTGTAGCCCATGCCGCCTGCCGTGGTATTGTCGGCACTGTCGGATGTGACAACAACGGTGTTTGCAGCGTCCACAGTGTCGGCGGTTGCAACAGTGGTTGCCGCAGCCGCCGTGGTGTCTGCGCTCTCTTGCAGCGTCACGGTGAAACCAGCAGCGGTGCCCGCGTCGGTGACGGTGTTGTTGACCACAACGATAGTAGCGGCGTCGTAGCCTTGCAGATCCACGTAGGACGAAACCGCAGGCGTGACGCCCGAAACAGTAACGTTGCCCAAGTGCACCACGGTTTTGTTGTTTAGCATATCGCGCATCTCAGAAATCCTTTTTCTATCGGCGCTCCAGGGAAGGCGGGCCATCACAGCCCGCCAAATTGATTATGCTTTGAATGCCACGATCTTTATGGCTTCGAAGTTGACCACATCGCCGCCCACACGCTTGGTTGTGTAGAACTGAATGTAAGGCTTGCTCGAATACGGATCACGCAGAACACGAATGCCGATGCGATCCACGATCGTGTACGCCTCGCGCCAATCACCAACCGCAATCGATAGCGAACCAGTGGCCGGGTCTGGCATGTCCTCAAACGACGCAACGGGATAGCCAAAG